GAAGATCACAGTAGTGCAGCCAACTCCTAATCGACCCATTCATGTAAAGACGGGTGGGAGTTGAAAGAGGAAGCACCTCCCTAGCACATTCCTTAGCGACACCAAGCTCAAGCAGTCGCTCATAAGCCAGATAACTGGTAACAATAGATTGGGCAGCTACCTGATCAGCTTTCCTGGACACCTCATCACTCAGATCATCGATGCTGTTCTGCCTATTCTTCTCATCCTGACGCCTGAACTCCGGTAACTCCGGTCTCATCTCTACTTTCGCATACCTAGTGCTGAACTCCTGAAAGCTAAAACTCCTATGCCGAAGGATCTGTGCTGAAATGGAACGTGTGGTGTAGATCTCTACGCACATATTCACCATTTCAAACGGAGACCAATGCTTATGGTCGATCAAATACTTGATGAGCCGTGGACTGGTTTCCGTGTTGGACTGGTTAGCCGGGTTAGACACCCTAGCCATGTAAGCAATGAAGTTCTCAGCATCAGGTGTGATGTGGACAAGAGAGGCTGAGTGGATGGGTTGGTGGTTATTCATTCAACTGGTGGGAGGAGATAAACTAAGAATTGATCAGTAGTGAATGTAGGAAGAGCTTCGCTCCTTCCACGGTTCTCACGGGATCAATAGTAGTTAGGATTTAGTGGATTGATTGTCGTTTGGCCTTTGGCGGTTCTTAGCGGGATATCCATTCAGCGGATATCAGATAAAGGGGAAGATTTATGGTCTTCCCCCGTTCGGGAAGCCGGAGTCCACCTTCTCCGTCCCCCCTATTAATCCGTTCTTGCGAGATCCCTTACTGGGCCTTGTGTCTTATTTCTAGACCCAGGTTGGGACTTGTCGTCTTGAGCTTTGGCCTCTGGCCTTCCTTCGTTGCTCAAGATCGAACCCAAGAACCAAGTGGTTGCAAGCTTCTTGAGGATTGTCTAGCCAAGCTTCCATGGTGTCTTGCCAATCTTCCATTCGCCGCTTCTTAACAGTCTCGTAAGCGGAGATGCTGAGAGCGTCTGTGTAGTATTTGACTGCTCCAGCTAGAGAGTCGAGTCTGTCGTCGTGTTTGACTGCTCCTTTCTCACGACACATCCTGCTCATCTGATAGAACAGCATGTAGAGCAGTCGTTCTTCAGGAGGAAGGTCGGGGTTGGAGGCGTAGTCCCACTCAACTACCTTGCGATCGATGATGAGTCGGTGTTGATTCATCACAGGCTCAAGAGCGTCGATGATTCGGTCTTCCTTACGGACGTTGGCTCGTACCTCTTCAACGTCAATGGCCTGTTTGGTCTGTTGGAGATGCTTCTTGAACAACTCCATGACGATGCCATCACCAAAGTTGGATTCAACAACAAGCTTGGTGACGTTGTACTTCTTACAGCCTCTCAGGATGTCTAGCAATGTGTTGTCGGAGTAGCCGTCTCGGTAAGCCCGAATTTCAGGCACATAGAGAAAGCCGTTCCGCTGCATCATGTACGTAGCAGCCGTTTCATCACTTCCTCGACCACTTGGATCAACAAAGCAGATGCTCTCGGTGTACGGACCCCAATCACCTTGCAACTGCATCGGTGAGTAGAAGTAGTCACCGGGGAGTCCAACAGTCGGAATGTCTTTGAGTAGGTTACGCTGATCAGAACACCAGACCACAGCGTCAGGAGCTTCAGTCGGGTTGACAGACGTGATGACGAGATCGGAGAACTTAAGCGGGAACTTCTCAGCGTCACTCAAGCTGGTGTCAAGCATGAACTGCAGCATGAAGTTGCTGCGTCCCATAGAGGCTTCACGCTCAAGTAGTTCGTCGCTGCTGAATCGGTCTGGGTCAGTGACACTCCACGCTTCTGCTCCCATATCAATGTCTTCCTGGAGATCAGGAGCCAGCAACCCTTCGTAGGGTTCCATCGATCGAGGAATACGAGCAGGCCACACAAACGGGCGGTAACCACGCTCAGCCAGCTTCCGATAGACAGTAAAGGTTGTCTGAGGAGTACCGAGATACATGATTCGGCTGTCTTCGTTCGGAGTCAGAATCGACTCAGCTTCCGTACACAGTTGTAGGAGCTTCTCACGAAGGATCTCCGTCATCGAGTTGTTGGGAACCTCAACGTCGTCACAAAGGATGATGTCGGCTCGGCTACCAGTTAGCTGACCACCAATACCAACCGACTTCACGGAAGGTGCCTGGTGGGGAGAGCAAAGGACGTCAAAGCTGATGCGAGACCAACGTGCTGTGTCACTCTTTGGAACAAGGTGACTTAGCCAAGGAGTTTCAACGATCAGCTTCTGTAGCCAAATGGATTGGTTGTCTGCACGTTCTTTGGATGCAGAAATGATCAGGATCTTCTTCTCTGGATTGTTGAAGAGTGTCCACAGAACAAACGCACCAGCAATCCAGCTTTTACCAACTCCACGGAACGCTTGGATCTGCAAACGTTTTGGTCCGTATTGAAGATAGTCGGCAATAGCTAGCTGGGCACGGGTAGGCGTAGGGAGATCAAGCTGATGCCACACAGCCTGCAGGAAGACTTTGAAGTCCTCCTTCATAAGATCTAAGGTGTTCGACATACGAGGTGAAATAAAAGGGCCTCCAATTGCTGGAAGCCCCGTATGGACAATTAGGAACGACGCTTCTTAGAAGCTGGGCTTTGTGGTTTACGGGATCGGTTGGGAGAACCAGGAGACGAAGTAGCAGCTTCACCACCGATCGGCTTACCGGCAGAACGACGAATACGATCAGCAAGCTGTCCAGGCGTCTCACCAGCCGAAGAAGTCGGTTGAGAAGGTTCGGACTTACTTGCAGAGTCAGCTTCCCGCCGCTTCATGCCAGGAATGAAATCCTTCATCAGCGGGTTGTCGGTCTTACTGGTTCCACGGGTAGCGTTTCGCTTGTCGAGAGCCTCTGCCAGCTTGGGGTTTGCAGTCCTCCATTGGCTCATTCCATCCGAGCCAGTCGTGGAGGGAGTTTCTTTCGCCCGAGATTCGCTAGAAGGCGCGGAAGCCCTCGATGGGGTGTTAGTACCTGAACCACCTCCAGAGCCGCTTCCCGAATAATTTCTGGGAGAAGAACCCGCTCCACCACTGGGCCGGGAAGACGAACCAGAAGCGCGAGGAGCAGGGGGTCGATTGCCGCCGTTCTCACGGGCTTTCGTTTCGGTGGCGGTGGGGAAGTTGGGAAGGGGTCGGTTGGGTTGAGGACGCCGTTGTGGTTTGTCCTTACCGCCGAACATCGAGCGAATCCGAGAGCCGATCGCACGGCCCATAGCCTGACCAGCAGAATCAACTGCAGGGGTCAGCATCCCGGCAAGGGCAGAGGCGGCAGTAGCTCCTCTACCGAGACGACCACCGCGAGCACGTGCACCGGAATTACCGATAGCGCTGTCGACGGTACGCTGGAGGCTCGGAGGAAGCCCACTGCGGGTGGCTAGAGCGCCACCACGTTGGCCTGGAGGAAGTGCCGGACGGGAAGGACCGGGTTGACCAGTACGAACACCGCTTCCACGAACACGGTCAGCACCACCAGTTACACCAGGCAGGGCACGTGGAGTGCGGCCAGCAAGGGCACGCTGGGAAGGTTGCCGAGTGGATGCAAGCCTGCCACCAGGAGAGGGCACCATGGCCCCTCCACGTTGACGGGTGAGAGCACCACCACCCTCACGGCGAGCCAATTTACCGGGCTCCAGGCCCATATCTAGTTGCCCAGGTGAACGAGTCCCAGCCCTCCCCCTAGGAGGAACAGCCGGACCACGGCTTGGAGTATGCCGAATTGGATCAACCGTAGGAGCACGGTTTTGAGCACCAGGGGTCGTGTAATTACGAAGTTGACCATCCCGACGAATGGCGCTGGTTTGCCCACGAACCCGAATGGAACCGGATGCAGGCGGTTTACCAGGATCAGGTTGTTTGGATTTGCTAGAGGATCCCCGTGCCTTTGGCATCGGTTTGCTCTGCCTATTTTTCCTGGTCTGTTGACGAATCTGCTCAGCAGTCATCCCCTGAATTCGTAGGATGACACGTGCTGTACGATTTAAGAAGTTGTTAGGAGCCATAGATATGTGAGTGAATTAGTTGTTCACGTGGAGTGGGTCCAAAGGTGTCCCTCATCCATTGGAGCCAGTTTCTGCTGCCTTTAGCCTGATTGCACTTACGACAGGAAGGTACGAGGTTGTTCGTAAGAGAGTGTCCGCCAAAGCTACGAGGACGGACATGATCAATAGTGAGTTCATTAGGTTCATGAGTTGTTCCACAGTAGACACATTGGAAGTTGAATGCTTCTTTGATCGCTTGACGATGTAGCCGCTTTGCTTCGGAACTGTTCATCGCTATGAGGTTGTGGAGGTAGTGATCAGGGCTAGGCAGCAGAGGAGTCACGGGTTAGCCTTTACCGTTCTTCTGAAATGGAGCCTTTCGGCGGTTCACTTTGCGGGGGACAATACGTAGATTGCTACGAGAATTGTTCTGAGGATTGCCATCAATATGATCAACTTCGTGACCCTTGGGAATCTTGCCCATACTGCGTCGGGCTCTGGCCCTGGCAGCATCATCGTCTTTATGGGCTCGTCGGTAGGCTTTGATTTTTTCAGCACGGGCGGCATACTCCTTTTTGTAGTCTCTTGCCATTAGCGCATCATCCGTTGACGTACAAGATCTGGATCCACTTTCGGGATGATATTGGAGAGCTTGTCAAGAGGATTTCCTTCGTAAGCGACACCAGTAATGTCGTTGGTCTTAAGCCAATCAGCGGCCGCCTTCAGGTCGGCAGTTGTGGCCTCTCCGCTCCTAATTCGCTTCAGGAATTCCTCAGTAACAAGGTTGTGTAGTTCGTTGAACTTGTCTTCAGTCGCCTTTTTCTTCATAGTTTATACGTTACATTTTAGGCGCCGGCATCATCAGCGCGAGGATGAAAGTGAGCCATTGATTGAGGTTCTTCTCTGCGTGCTCTCGGACCTCGATGCAGAAATTGTCAAAATCGGCTGGGTCAATGTTGGTGTCGTCAGAAATTTGATGCTTCCACTCTTGGTACAAGGTGTACTGGCAGAAGACAAGACTGTTGACGTTGTAGAAAGCGCTGACCCCCATCAAGGAGGCCAGCAGCAGAAGTAGAAACCAAGTGGGTGTTAGCTTCTTTCCGTTGGGATGACTAGGGGGCATGATGGTTTAGCGAGATTAATCGGGAACAAGTCCGCTGGAGATGCCACCAATGTCCGCTGCAAAGTGCCCCGGCGTGACGGTGCCGAAACTTGTCAGAACATCACCGCTGAAAGAGTAAATAGCGTTTGAGTTCGTGCAGTAGATCAGGTTCGGACTCCGCTTGGAAATCATGAGTTCACGCGGGTCGAAAGTCGTTAGGTTCTGTAGCTGCGTGAGGGTTGTACCGTTAAAGCTCAAGAGGGCAAAGGTGGTCGGGGTGCCGCCTGCAGCACCGCAAACAATTCTGTCTCCGGTCGCATTCCAGAAGCAGGGCTTCCCGTTAACGGCGGTGGTGCGGGTGTAAGAGGCAAGCTGAGAGTAGGTGCCACCAGCCCTAGAGAAGACGTAAACGTACTGATTTGTAGCAGCTAGTGCGAAATTGTCAGACGGATGGAAGTCAACGTTCTGGATGCCCAGCATACCGCCGCTGGTCGATGGGGTTCTTTGCGTTTCCGTAAACGTGTCTCCAGACCTTGAGATAAACCAAATGTCATCATTCTCTACGACGGAAAGGAAGTTACCGCTCCGCGACCAGTAGATCCACCTGCCAACGCCGCCCGCCGTACCGCTAAGCGTGATATTACCGATCAGAGTATAAACATCCTTGTTCGCATTAGCCTTGTAGAAGTAGACGTTATTCGCGGGGGAAGTCGCCAGGACAGCAACGTAGTTCCCATCAGGGCTGACCGCTACAAACTCTGTGCCCTGGCCAGCGACGCACACCGCAGGGTTCGCAGTGACAAGAGACCACGACAGGCCACTCCTTTTCCAGATGTAGACATTTCGGCCAGTTGTGTTGGTGCTGTGGCACGACAGGATGAGGCCATCGGCAGAAATAGGCGGACCTGCCGTTGGTGCGACTGGGATCCCGGACGCGCCGCTGGCACTGAACTGGGCGCCGCGTGCAGTGCCATTGATGAAAGCAGTTAAAATTGACGACGAGTTATTCCAGCGTGCGAACAACTCGCCTGGCTCTGAAGTCCGCGTTCCAAACTTGATGAACGGGCGGTAAGTGGTGTCAGGCGTAAACGGGTTCGTGAGGTTGGCTTCCAGCGGAAAGCCAAAAGTAGTAGTACCATCACCAGCCCCGTAGGTAGTGCCAATGGCGTTGAAAAGGGCGTTGTACTGTGCTCGCTGCTTATCCACCCCGTTGCAATACAGCCAACCGTCTGGTGGCGCCAGTGCGTCCCTTTGCAGCCACACAATCGTCCCGATCGGCGTGTTCGGATCACTGACAGCAAGAATGTTGAGCACGGATCCAGACAAACCACTAACCCCGCTAGGGGTCTCGGTGCGGCGCCAGTATCTAATATCTGGGTTCAGTGGGAAGAAACTCACCCATTGCCAGTTAGAGGCACCCCGAATTAGCCGAACAGAGAGAAGGTTTGAGCCAGTAAAGCCAGATGGCGTCCCAGTAAGACCAGCAAGGGATTGAACGCCAGTGCTGTCGAGAATCTCAACAAGAGTTCCGGTTGTAGGACTGGCTGGGAGTCCAGCTACGTTGCTGTAGAGTTTGTAATAGGTTCGATCTGTAAGATAGCGAGCGTCTGGATCGTTAGCCTTATAGTCAAGCCATGTCCAGGTGATACCAGTCCACTGCAGCCGAGGAGATAGGCTAGAGGAGCCAACAAATCCACTAGGAAGCCCAGTAAGTGGGCTGAAGCTTTGAATGCCAGTAGAGTCTACAACCTCAATGATTTTATTCAAACCTGGGTTGGTCGGGATAGCAGCAACGTTTGCCACTCGCTCGATATTGAACGCCCCACTGGTGCTGATCTGGCTGACCGTTTCAGTCAGCGTTTGGTTGTCAGTGTCGAGTTCTTGGAAGACATATAGGGCCTGGGTAAAGTCATCGTTGAGATCCTCAGCCCGAATTGCAGACCCAGGAGAAAAGACTGCTTGAAGTTCGTCAGTTGGCGTCTGACGGAAGATCTCAATTATTACTCCATTCGCAGGAGCGGTGTTGAATCGGATCGTGGTATCGTTGTCGAAGGTAAACGCCGTAATTAACGATCCGTTGAGCGCTACTTTTACGTGCGTACGCTCAAGGTACGGGAAGGTGAAGGTATAAAGTACAGTTGTCCCGTCCCCAGTATAGGTGTTCTTGATGAGTGTAGGCATTACTTGTTGACCATATCGAGGATTTGTTTAGCTGCTTCGTAGTCTCCCATCCGACGACGTTGATCAGCGAGGTTCTTCCGCTCAGCTTTGATGGCTTCTTGTGCGAACTCAGTGTCACTCTTAAGTGCAGTCCAAGCAATACGTTGAGCCTGCTTGAATCTCTTGCTGATTTCCTCGTTGTGGAGGGTTTTGATTGGGTTGTAACGTCGTCCAGCAGCCCGATCCTTTTCCATTTCAAGGATAGACCGCTTGATATCAGGATTTTGGAAGAGAGTCTCTAGTTGAGCCTCAAGATTCTGCTGTCCAATGAGGTATTGGTACTTCGATTTCATGCGAGCGGTAAGCTCCTCTCCGTTCGGACCCTTCGTTACAGCAGTATTCACGTCATATAACGACCTGAACAGGAATTCACGGGTCGGATTGGTACCAGTGTTGATCTGAATCGGGTTGAAGGCGTTGTTGAGACGGGTCAGAGGATCGTAATCACGCAGTCGTTGACCATTCAGAAC